TGTAGAAATTACATAGGACTTTGGGTAAGGCTTAATAGGATAAATTTTAATTTCTGGAATAGGTTTTTCTGATAAGTGTGAAAGTCTTGACTCTGGTGTTTTAAACTCAGGTGGCTTTAAAGCACACCCTGACATAAGACCTAGAATTACAATTATAATAGCGAGAGCTATAATTAAATCAATTGCTCCAAGATATTTTTCTTTTACTTTGCGTTTTAGCTCTTCTTCATTCATAACTCTCTCCTATTCCATTCTTCGACAAGTTTATTAACAGGTGCTTCTTTCAAAGCACCTAGTTGCCCCATTATCTTGTCATTTTCTTTCTGTTTTTCTAAAAGCGATTTGTATATTTCATTTGATTCTGTATTTAGTCTTTCAATTTGCAAAAGTCTATCAATCATTCTTTCATCAATCTTTTCTACTTGCTTTGTTAGTTGTTCATTAAGGGCGTCGTATTTATTATCAAGCATCGACTCAATTCTTTTCGTCGCAAAAAGTCCGAGAAGAATTACAGAGCCGAGCGTTGCTGCTATTTCTATAAGTTTCTCGGACATTTTTTTAGTCTCCTTAGCTTACGAGTTCAATGGGGCCGTCTAAACTATTTTCTATTTTATATAAATGTAAACGCATGTTACCTGCACTCTGGAAATTTACCAAACCAACAACCCCACCTTTATGAGCACACAAAGAACCACGCTCAGAGTCAAGATCAATATCAAGAAGAGCGGCATTGTTTAAAGTTACTGTACTGCTAGAAGGACTGTACTTGAAAACTTCTAAAGTATCGGAGTTATTAGCTATCAAGGCAATATCGTATTTATTTAAGGCACTTATTCTTGGAACACTTCTAGATATAGGAAAAGTTATAGAGGCAAGTAGACCAACATCATCCCTAATTTGCATAGTACTTGTAAAACATAAAGCGTAAATCATAGGGGCTTGCATAAAACAAACAGCACTTGGGGTAGAACCGGGCGTAGATATTACTGTACCCGGAAATGTAGGCCAGTTAAGACCAACTTTTTCTATTAAGTCTACACTGGAGCTTGATCCGCCTATATCAGAATAACAAAAAAGTACGCTAGTGTCTGATACTCTGCTTAAAGATATAAGTTCTTTTCCAGTAAAACCGTTGTTATAGACCAGTTCTGTTATTGTAGAGGTGCCGTCAAATTCAAACTCACGAAAACCAATTGTACTCGCAGAGGATTGGTAGACTACTAAAAAAGAATTTTCTGCGGTAGGGCAAACTAAAAGTCTATCTGCTGTAAATCCTAAGTCTGCACTGGTATAAGTAGCGACTACACTTATAGCCCCTGCTGTGTCCCGTGTCAGTATTCTTAAATAAATCCTAGAGGTGGCAGCAGAAGCTGTAACGAATAAAAATCTAGCAGAAGAGTTCAGTACACATACCGACTCAGGTATTCCAGTGTTCGCAAGATTAGCAGACTCTCCTAATTTGGTTACAAGGCCCCACTGTACCCCGGATAAAATATCTTCTTTTGTAGTTAACGAAACTAAATCAGCGTACTCTTTATTAGCCGCATGTTCATTTAAAGTTGGTGTGGCTACAGAGAGCTGTCCTGATGCGTTTCTCTTTGCTAATTTTTCTGCTGTAGCAGCTTCACTAACAATACTTGCTAAACCAGAGGGCGTTACTGCGCGAGTTCCGTCTACCCCGTTAGCAGTTTCAGTATCGTCCGCGAGTTCAACGATTCCTTTAACGGTAGTAGAAGCATCTGGTGGGTAAGAATAAGAAGAGTCTAAAATATCAAAAGTTATTCCTAGTGTTGGAGTTGACGCTAAGGAAGCAGTCCACTCTACGTAGTCCAAACCAGTGCCTGTAATTTTTCTTAAAAGCCCTTTATAAGCGCCTGAAGTAAACTGTATAAAGTATTTGCCCGCTACCAGTCCTGTTATGCTGGAGCCTATATCAGTGGAGTAAATGCGAAGTGGTGTACTTGCGCCTGCGGTAACAGTTCCTGAGAGAAGGATTTTCTTTTCAGCTATACTCCATAAGTCATCTGGTTTTTTAAATACTCTTAAAATTGAATTTGTTTCATCCGTGTCTCCTATATAAAAATTTGTAGGAGCTACGGGAGCAGGTGGAATACTTTCCACATTAGGTACTTCTACGGGTTTTGCAATACCCGCTGAATAAACCGTAAAATTAACGATAGCTGCGGCATTAGTAACACCTGTAGTAGTTGCATCAAAATTAATTACGTTAGGTGAGCCTGAAGCGATATCAGTTTTTGCTTGTTTTCCCGGCAACTTGTAAATAGCAAATAAAACTCGATCACTACCGTCATTAGTATGGTATAAACCAACCCAATCAAAATCAAAAGTCCCTACAGTTTGATCCATAGAAAGACGCCAAGAAGCGTCATTTGGGCCAGCAATAGTGTATCCAGACACAACGCCGGTATGTAGAGTAGAACCCGGCATTGCAGTTAAATTAATATAATCTACAGGATCAATTACAGGGCCATCATAATTAGAAACTCTAAATTCAACAACATCAATCTTAGGGCCTCCCGTACCCGCAGCATTAACAGCATCAATACCAATTTGAGTAAGTTCAAACTGTGACATTTAATAAACTCCTTAATACGTTATCGTCATTAGCCCTGCAATTGCGACGCTATATTGTTGCAAAGGCACAGGACTGTCAAAAACAATTGTATTCAAAACAATTGCAAGAGGCACAATGTAGTAGAAAAAATCTCTGACGTTGTAAGGTGTAAATAAACCAAACTTAACAAAGTCATATCTCAGATTTACGTGTGTTGTTGGAAACCAAGTACCTCCTGCGTAAACAGGTGTTCCTATCGCAGGGTTAGGCGTAACACCGTCAGGTAACAATTCAGGCTCAAAGTTTATATATTTATTGTTTATGTCCATTTCAGCCCATAAGGTGTCCGTTTCAAAAATAGCGCTCAAACAGTAACTAAAATAATCAACGCACGTCTCAGTTACTTTTTCTGGAAGATAAGCCGCGAACGTACTAGAAATAAGTTGAAAGTCTTCTCTGCTGAAAAAAGTTTCACTGAATTGAAAACCCAATAGATCACAGTTTTTTAAATACTCATCTTTAGGAAAAGGGTATAGATCAGTAGTGTCGAACATTCCGGTCTGAGGCTCTTCGCCGTACTTCGTAAACGTAAATGGAAAAATATCACGTAGTAACAAGAAAAGTTTTTGCGGATCATCAATTTTGTCCTTCCAAACTTCATCAATAGCATCAGCTAAGTCTTTCCAAACTGCTAAGTCTCTTAGTGGAGGCCATAACAAGTCACGACGTTTCATTATTATCTCCCAGAGAAAAATGCGTTTATAATAATTCCATCATTAGCGAGTGCAGGCAAAGGTTTTTCTTCAAGTGTAGGTACTCTATAACCAGAAGCGTCTTGAACAGGGGGTTGAATACCTACGTTTGGAACCGCAGCACCTGTGTCTAAATAAAAATTATCAGTTACAGTTGCTAGTAGTCCAAAACCACCACCTTGCATTCTACCATAAACTCTATAGTCTTTTGCCCCGTATAAAGGTTTCCATTCTACACGGATGGACGCTGTGTTTATTCCAGAAGAAACAGCAGGAGAAAGAGAAACAGTAGGCTTGGTTTCTAAATCTACAAGTGGAGTTCCTGTGTAGTCAAATCTAGCTGTTACTATGTAGGAATAAGTTTCTGGCGCTAATAAATTACCTAAAGAACCGCCTGTATTTAAGATTTCAAAAGACGGCTGCATTGTCAAAGCATTCGTTATTATGTCTGTAGTAGGGTTTTTTAATATAACGTAGTCAATTTGCGGACTTGTTCTTTTAACCAAATCAATAATGTCAGATATATAAATATCTCTGGAAATTGACCTTACGCCTAACGCAACAAAATTTTGTAAGGCAGTTTTAACTTCCGCAGTAACAGCACCAAGATCAGCCGTATTTTTGCAATATATTTCAACTTCTAAATAATAACCAATAGGAGCAGGTCTTGCTAAACCAAATTCAGGCTCGAAAACAATGTCATAAAAATAGCGCATTGTCCATACAGCATTTTTTTGTAGCCAATTAGTAAAGTTATTAAACTCTGTAGGTGTTGGAACAACTGGATTTCCTAAAATATCATCTGGTAGCAGTAACCATACTTTTGAAAGATTCATGTAGCGAACATCTGTTGTATCAATGTCACGCTGTCCTTGAATTCTGTAGTCCACTACCGGAAAAATAGGATTGTTAAAAATAATATCGTAGTCTTGCTCTTGTGCAGCAACTTCATAAGAAGCAAAAATACGTGGAGAAATTCTTTTATACAAAGACGCATTGATTTCATTGCTGCCGTTTTTTAATCCTGTTGTCGAAGTAATAACTACATCGTCAGGTTGTCCTGTATAAGTAACAGATTCTCCAACTAGAGAACCATCGTTACCTAAAAGACCTTCTGTTATCATATAACGAATAGATAGAACGTCGTTAGTTAAAGGCTTAGTACCAAATAAGTCATTTCCAAAAAGAATTTGTAAGCTTCCTTCTTTTGTAGTCAAATCTTGGAAAACATCGTTGACAGGAACAGCAGTTGTCTTTTTAAATTTCCACATTCCTAAAGTAGAACGGGGAATAGGATTTCCATTTATTAATACTTCAACGTCTTCGTCTGATACTGTAAATTCAGACTCTGGAGAAATAAAGGACTGAAAATCATTTCCTGTAGAAGTGAAGCCAGCAGTGCGAAGTTCCCCTTGATATAAAACATGAGCGTCAGTGTCACCTGCGTTCACGGTTATCTGACTACGATTAAATAATTTTACGCCAGAAACATCAAATTCAGAAAATTTTGCGAAGATTAAAGGGTTTGCCGTGTTGTTTGTTATAGTTACTTCAATATTAGCTGGAGCCTTTCTTTTTAAACGGACTCCAAGTAAACGGGTAATACCAAAAGCACTAGAATCAATTCTAGAGGTTTGTGGAAAACCTTCTTTGAATATCATTTCTAAAGAATATTGATCCAACGCACCTATGGATGCAATAAACTCAATAATAGTTTGACCCGCCTCCGTAGGTAAAAGACCTTTCCAAGAATCTTTTGATGAAAGTTTATTTTGCAACTGAGTTACTAAATCTTGAAGGTCAGGTCGAATTGTAGATAATTGCTGCGTCATTTAAAGACTCCTTATCTGAGTGCGTTAACAGACAAGTTACTCTGTCTGTTAGTTGCTCGAATTGTGTAATGCAGGTCTATAGAAAACCCGTTGTTTATATTTATTACTTTTGTTTTTTCGGGGTCTATAATTACCCGAGGTTCCCATTTTTCTATTGATTGTGTTAAGAGAATTTCAACTTCTACCTCTGAAATATCGTCTCTAGGTTCATACAGTAAATTAAATAACTGTGAACCGTAGTCAGGTCTGAATAAACGAGTTCCTACAGGTGTTGTTAAAATCATGTATATGCTTTGTCGTATAACGTCTTCGTCATATAAGAGTTCAGGATATACGTTAACTCCAAAAAGTATATTTAAATCTGTGAATGTTGGATTAGCTGGCTGAACTCGCATAATTCACCTACAACGTTATGTACGGAGGAAGTTCAATTCCTTTACCGTCGAGCAAGTTTGGGAATACTGAACCCGGCGTTACGTATTTCCAATTTAGTGTATTAAAAAACAATTCTCCGATTTCTTGTTTTGTTTTTATGACAATGCCAGTAGGTTCAATAAACAGAAATTTTCCAGTAAAAAATTGAGCGTTTTGTGGACTAATAGTACGTATAGTAGCAACTCGTGTTCTTTCTCTGTAAATACCAGCACCTGCTGCGTCCCAGTTATTTACTTGTGTAATACTTGTAGACATTTTAGAAGAAACCCAAGTTGGGGAAAAACCTCCACTTGATACAAGATCATCGTACCAATCAACTGGGTTGGCCAGAGTGGTTTCAATAAAATTATTTATATTGAAAATTTTATAAAAATCTATGTTGTTAGTATCATAAACGTTTGGAAAAGTAAGTAACGGAAATTGTTCCCCAAGAGCCATGTAGGAGTGTATAAATAATAAGAGATCGGGCAAGTTTAAAGAATAACCACCTACGTCTCTGTCATGGTTATTCCAATTTGTTAAAGCAGTGTTTAAATTTCCATATAGCCTTTTCCATCCGTCTAGCCCTGTTTCTCCGTCTACACTTCCGGGAGGGGCGTTTAAATAAGTCCAGTTTTCTTTTGATGTAAGACTGTCATAGAAAGAAGGATGAAAATCATTAACCCATGTAGAAATTACAGAATCTGGATGAACCGGCATTTCTAGCCTCCGCTTATTACATTAGGACTTACACCTGCAACAATTGAGTAATTACCACAGTTAGCTCCAGTATCACCTAGACGATGAATTCCAAGTCCCGTACTTAAATGGGTGGAGCTTCCTGTTATTGCAACCGTAGAGTGACCACAAGAAGATATTCCAATACTCCCTATAATTGCTGTAGGCATTCCATTAGTTAAATACGTAGGTTGCCCCTGTATAATTGTAGTGGTGTAAAAAACCGGAGGAAAAGGCGGATGACATGGACAAAACCCATTTCCTATAGAACCTAATTTTGCGTGAGGTGTTGCCATAAGTCACCCTAATTATGTTGTATAAGAGCGGCGGTTACAGTTACGTTTTGTGTTGCATCAACAGTAGCATTAGTGCAAGTAACATTTAAATCTTCGCAATTTACGGTGACATTATCCATAGCATTAACTGCAATTGCCCCGTCACTATTTATATTTACAAAAGAACCCGAGGTGTGCTCTAGCCTAATCGTATTGTTTGACATATCTACGTAAAAACGATTTCCATTTTTATCTTGAAAACCATAAGTCTCTTCATAGTTAGTTCCAAGAATTTCTTCTACATTGCTTATTGTTCGGAGTTTACCTAAATATAAAGGACTTGATATATCTCCACGGTCAAAAATAATAAGCAAGTCTGTTCCTAAGTCTGGAACTCCTATTGAACGCAAACCGCTATTAGGGTAAGCCCAAGGAAGTTCTTCGTCAGGTGTGTCGTCGAAAATAACAGGAACTCTTATTCTTACTCTTTTTTTCCTTAAAGGGTCGTTCCTATCAACGACCGTTCCTGAAAAAAACATTCCTTTTAACGAAGACTCTCTTAGATCGTTTAAAGAAGACATATTAAGTACCCTGTTGTGACGCTGGTATATTAGTCCCGTTAGTTCCTGCTCTCAGCATAGAATATTTTTCGTTGTACTGTCCGGTTTGCGAAACAAAAATTGTTTTACCGGAAACAAAATAAGAGCCAGTAGCTTGATCGTTAATGTCAGGCTTACCTGAAATTAGGTCAAATACTGTTACGTTAACAGGATCAAATAAATCAATAGCGGTTTGATCCTGAATAACGGTGTATAAACCACTAGAGTACATCGCATCAATTCTTTTGTTTTGGTGCAATGCTTTTGTGTAATTGCTGTGATTATTTCCTGTTTGTATAGCACCAAAGTTAACTACAGAGCCTTCAATTCTATCTGTTACATTTCTATTTAGCAAAAGGGCTTGGCTAGTTGTTGTTACAGAAATCTTTGAGTGTAAAGCAGAGTTGGCTGCGCTAGTTTTTAAAGGGTTTTGTTCTACAGTGGTTTTTTTGTAACCCCCTCCAATATCATTATTCTGACCGGCTGTAGTAAATTCTTTTTTATCTACAATGGAGAACTTTGATTTAGAATCGCCTATGCCAGTAACAAATTCAAATGCGGTTTTGTAGTCAATGTCTGAAATATTTTTATATCTAAGTTCACCTTCTAAAGTTAACCCGACTTTCATACAAGAAGTTTGGTTCGCATATCCATGACGTGCAATTCTTTCTGCAAACATTGCACGTTTATCACCGCCCGGATACCAAGTCTGTCTGTCTGTAGTAGAGTCGCCGTTGAAATTTAAAAGACTCTCTGTGGCTAGTTGTCGCATGGCGTCTGTGGAAGTTGCGCCTGCTATAGCCCTCGTTTTATTTTCTGTTGTCCACCTCGGACAATTAAAAATTAAAGTTATATTAAAATAAGTAACGTTACCTGATACTTCTTTTTTGAAGTTAAAAACTCTGAAGGTATATTCTTTTAAGCTTTTCTTGTCTGCACCTAAAATTATAGTGGCGGTCTGTCTATCTGCGAGGGGGTTTTGTGAGAGATAACCAAACTGATCTGCTATAATTAATTGGGCTTGTGGTACAGTAAAGTCTTTGTTGCTACTCATTTGAAGGCTTTTAAATGAGGTTGTCTCTAAAGGAAATTCTTTTCCATCTAAGACAAGCCCTAAGAATAGTCTATCTGAAAAATTAATCATAAGTGCCTCACGGAATATCTACCACTCTTGGATTTTCTATTCTTTGTTTGTTCGATTGTAATAAGAATTCAAGTTCGTCTCTTCTAGGAATACGCATACGCTTACCTACAGGAATGTCGAACAATGGATTAATTACATTGTTGTAAATACAGATTAACCACCACAAATCTGTAGAACCGTAGAATTTATTTGCAATCAAGTCAGGCCGTCCTTCAAAGGACTGCGATACAAGAAATTCAGAGTAGTTGAGCGAAGTTCCTTCAAATATCTCGTTGTACTCTGCACTCAATAAATCTAGTACTTGTATATTATCAAAAGTATAGTCACTTAATTTAATTGTCTTTACTGGTATGTAATTTTTTCTCGGAAACTGTGAGAAAATTGCCATGTTAAGTACCTACCCTAAATATACGCTCCAAGTCTCTATACGTTGGCGTAACAAAAGTTCTGAAAGAAACGTTAGCAGAAACTTTCCAAGGGAAGTTCAAAAATTGATTTTCTGAAAGAACAGAAGTAAATTGTATATCAACACCTGTAATAACAACATTGGAAAAATAAATAAATCTTCCTATGGCTAAGGATATTGGGTTTTTTATAGCAGATTCAAAAGTTGCTTGAATTCCAGCGAGCTTAGACTCTCGCTCACTGTCACTAACAAGTCCAATAACTGAACCTGCTTCTGTAAGAGTTAGCCCTAAGAAAGCTTGAGCAACATCAAGTATCTTAGTCTTATCTAAAGTAGGGCCGGGGGGTGTTAACAAACTAAAAGAAGTTTCTGCACGCGGCGAACATAATTTTAAAAGATTTAGTATAGGAGTTCTTACTTCGGTTAAAGGATTGTTTCTAGAAACAAAGTTAAAAGGTAATGTAATTTCAACTCCTGTACTGCTAGTCCATAATTGTGCGGACATTGCTTGAATTAAACCAGTGAAACCTGCAAAAGATGCAGCCCCTTGGAGTTTTGAACCTGAAACAAGACCACTATCTTCAAAAGGTGCAGAATAATTTGAATTTATACTAAAAGAAAAATCTTCTGGTAGTGGTGCGTTAACTACAATAGCTTTTTCGTTTAATTGTGAGACAACAGTTACTGTGTAAGGCGCAACATTAACAGAAGGAGAGTTGGTTGAAGAACTGGAACTAGGTTTAGCATTTGGTATAGGTGGATTTTTTAAAATATTTCTTACGTCCGCCATAAAAACCTCACTGACCAAAAGCAGATGGAATAGTTGCGACCAGTAATCCAGTTTCAGGAACGAACATTGGTATTTCGTCCATAGACGGGCTTCTGGAAACACTAACAGGCTGCGGTTGGTTGTTTTGTTTTCCTTCAGTATTAATCGCTGTTTGTGCCTGCTGATAAACTAAAGGCAAGTCTGCTTTATTTACTGTTGTGGAACCTGACGCCTTTGCAAAAGCATTTCCGACAAACCCTGTCATATCAGAAGCACTTCTAGTCTTTCCTGATGCGTCAAAAGCTAAAGTGTTTGAAGTGTACTGCGGCATTGAACTAGCACTGTCATCGAAATTAAAGTATTTAGAGAAAAACTTAGCTAAGGGGGAATTTTTAATATCTTCTATTACAGACTTGGCTGTATCGCCTAGTCCTGTAAAAAAGTTTTTTGTTTTGGTAAAAAAGTTTTTAACGCCTGAAACAAAAGCTTCAACTTTTGCTACAGTACCGTCCATGAAGTCAGCAATTTCTAAATTAAATTTGTCATAAATCTTTGTGCCAACTTGCCAGCCTGCGAAACCTGCGGCACCTACCATAGCCAAGGGTGCGGCTTTTCCTAATAAAGAAGCGCCTGCTTTTATCCCTCTACCAGCAAGGCCACCTAGCTTGGATAAACCATTGCCCATAAAGCCTTTCGCAGAATTTAATTTATCTCTTACTTTGTCTAAAAATTCATTTCGTTTTTGAATATTTAATAAAGTGTCTTTTACTTCCTCTATCTTGTCTGAAAAGTTTTTGCTTATACCCATTAAACCCATTGCCATAGGTGAAGCTGCGATAGAATCACCAGCACGTTGCATAAACGAATTAGGGCTACTTTGAGTATCAGGGCCTTTTGTATACATAGCTCTTACGTAAGCGCCCTGTGCTTTTTGGTGCAAATAACCTGCACCCTTTTTTAGGCCCTCAAACATTTTCGGAAGGGCTTTTTTAGGATTTAAGAAAGAAGTAAAACTTCCAGCAACTTTATCAAAGTCAATTAGTTTATCTAACAGGATAGTTAGAGGCGTACCTATTACTTTGGAAAGACCAATACGGGCTACAGAACCTGCTGTTGCAGATGATCTCTCTTTGTCATAACGTGCGCTCTTACCAATCTCCTTTTCTTTCTCTCTTTTCTCTCTTTCTGACTTTTTCTTTTCTACTACAACATCCTTTGAGACAACTTCTTTTAAGTCTTCTACTGATCTGGTTATTCGTTTAATATCAATTACATTGGCTTGTATTACTTTCTTGAATAGGTCTTCGTTATTCTTTCTGTCCAGTTCTTGAAGGATAGATAATGTTCTGCCTAAGTCTTTTACTGCTTCGTTTGCAGTTTTGTTATCTACAATACGCGCACTCAAAAACGCATCAATTTTTTTGGAAATGTTTTCGTACTTGGTGGCTGACTGCTCTACCACTAAAGCAGCGCCACCTTTCAGTCCTTTCTCTTCGATTGATTTTCGTCTCTCTTTTGCAACAGCTTCCGCTAGTCTTTTCTGCTCTTTTAATGTGTCCTGCAAAACTTTAAGGGTTTTAGTATCACTTTCTAAACCGAGAGCTTTTAATTTAGTTTCGTCTGACCTGTCTATACCAAAAGAGTCTTTCGGGGTAAATCCAAATTTACCAAAAGTATTTCTCATAAAAACCTCGGCTACTTCGAGTTCTGTTTGTTCTTTCTTTTTAATTCCAATTCTTGAATATCTTTGTTTAACATGTCTGTCAACTGAATGAAACGAAGTGCGTCACTGTTTTCTGGAAAATCTACATGCGCCCAAGTGTGATAATTATACTCTCTAGTATAAATATCGTTCTCACTTATTTCCGGGAAAAAAGGTAAGTAAATCGAACGTCAAGTCGATTTCCTCCCCGTGGTTGCAGTAAGCACATTTAACTTGCACAGTATCTTTAATTCCGTAGTCAAGCATTGCCATAAATTCGTCGATGTATTCAATAAAGTCAGGGTCTTGTTTTTCTAATAATTCAATTCTCTCTTTCAGTGTTCCGTGTCTTCTACTAATGTGTGTAGCGTATTTTGCAGTGAACTCTAATTCTGCAAGTTCATTTTTAATTCTCTCGATAACAGGCTCAGGGGTATCAGGATTAATTTTAGACTTTAAGTACTCTTCCAAACTTTCAATTTCAATAGTGTCTGCCATTGTAGGGGGGTATAAATAAATACCGTATTTTTCACTAACGTCTTTTACTAGATTTGAAAGATTAGTTGCAATTTCTTCGTCAATGAACTTAACTTTAAGTTGTTTAAATCCTTTAATTGGAGTTGAATTGTAAAGAGTGTCATAAGCAACTTTGTGTTCATCATCATCTTCTAAGTTTTCAGTCGCATTAACTTTCTTTTGGTGCTCTGGATTTGAACAGTGGTGAGTAACAACAAAATCCGTTTTTCTGTAAGAGTTAATTCGCTGCCAAATCATTAAGCTCCAGAAATCTGGGACAGTTAAATCGAAAGCAGACTTGTCAGGATCAACACATGAACTAATAGCCTCTACAATACCTTTGCTGCTATCTAGTCTCATAGAACGATAAATCTTTTTTAGGCACTCTACATCAAAAGGTTTTATAGAAAGGGTTTGATAACCGTAAAACGCAAACCTACTTGTAATGTCATCAGTTAGATTAAAGTATTTAGGATTTTTTTCGGCGTAGGCTTGCTCCACATCTGTTTCTGAATTTCCTACAACGACACTAGAAGTATTTGGATCAGTTGTTGGGGTCGCAGAGTCTGCGTATGTAGCCGGAGTCTCGGTTTTCATAACTACCTCACTGGGGTTTGTGTGTCTTACTTTACAGATACTAATTAGAATTTTATCTTATTTGGTATGTTAGAAATTTCGTCTTTGACTATGTTTTTTCCTAAACTTTTTATCGCTGTGAAAGAGTCTTTTATAAACTCTCCCGGTGACATTTTTTTGTTTTCCGTCACTTGTCCGCTCTCAGAACTATCTTGGGTTAATGCCTGAAAACCGTAACGTGGATTTCCTACTGTTGCTCCGTTATTTTCAGAAAAAGGAACAAAAATAGAGTCAGAACAACGAAATTCAATAACAGGTCGTATACGTTCAGCGTTCTGTGAGCCAAAATCGTAACCTGTAATGTTTGTAGGGAAACAGTTTACTAAAGTTAATTGCCCGAACAAGTCAAAGAATCCGTTTTCGTTTCCCGAAGGGCCAGTCAAATACACAGTTATATTTCTCTGATAAAAAGAAGGAGCTTTAAATGTACCGTCAGGATTTCGTATTCTCTGTCTCCAAGTGTTATAGTAAGACAGAACTGTTAGTACATGATCTTCGTAACATGAAATATTAAAACTAGATATATCTTGAATAGCCGCAAAATAGTCGCGCTTACCGTAAAGAAAAACTCCATAGTCTTCTACGTTAGGAATAGGCAAAACAATATCTTCAATATAAGATTCTGGGAGTTTTAAATTCGATACTTGAGGCATATCAATGCTAAAGTCTATTGACAGTAAGGGGTCTACTCTCTTTTTTGCCTGTGCGTACCAACCGTTAGGATCAGGTGCGTACTTATCTGCTTTTGTTTTTGATAATTTAGAACCGTTTCTACCCAAGTATTGATTTGCTAAGTCGCCTAAGTTTCCTAACTTTGGAACAGTGACTTTCTGTAAAACTTTTATTCCTAAATCAATACCTTCGGTTTTAACATTTCCTTTTGCTTGTTCAATCGCATTGTCCGCAGCAGAACCAAAACGGTCTTTTACGTCCTGAGTATTTTGTGAAGTCCCCAAAATTCCCGGAGACGCACTGATAATTCCAGCAAAGGGTTGTACTGCGCCGCTAACGACGCCGGGAATTTTAGCTGACATAATTTACCTCTACATGTGGAAAAAGCCGACTAACAAAGCTAGTCGGCAGTTTCATTATCTGTTTAATTTTGTAAAGGCGGTTACGAATTTTTTGTAGGACAGCAAGTGCCAGTCCTTCGGAGTTTTCATTTTCTCACCTTTCTGTGTAAATACCAATAATTTAAATCTATAACCTTGTTCTAATACCGCTTTAGCTTTATTCCTTAGTCTTTCGTAAACATACCTGTCTTTAAGACCCAATGTATACGTACTTTTTACTTCAATTAAAGTATTTGTACACTTAACATAAATATCTGGGTAGTATCTTCTAAGTTTAGCTCTGTGTTTGTATTTTATAACTGGAATTTTAATATTGTGTAAGCCTGCCTGTATGCTAGTTTTTCTAACGCCTTTGGACAGAAGGTAACTTAAAGCATAATGCTCGTACCCAAGAACTACTACTTCTCTTTTTCCTAATGCAAAGATTTTCTTTTTATATAGGTTTTTATTTAGTAAAATACTTTGCAATTTACAAGCCGGGCAACCTGAGCCTCTATGAATAACGTCATGGAGTCTTGCACTAAATACAGTTGTACATTTTAAGCATTGAAATTTGGCTCTGCGAACACCTTTAATAGTGTCTGAGAGTCTTATAAGTTTCAGCTTGCCTTTTTCTTTTACTCTTTTCTTTATTTCTTTAATAGAAAGTTGATTATTAGGGGGACTATCTGAGTAACACTTAGGACAACGGTTTCTTCCTTTGGGTGCGTTGTCTATGTCGTTAGGTTTTACTGAAAATATATGTTTACAATTTAAACACCGATGGTCTATCTTAGTTAGTTTATTTACGTAGGTACCAATTATTTTTAATCTCTTTTCTTTGCAGGTTTGTTTATATATTTTAAAGGAGTGTACGCTCGCGTCTTTTCTTCGTTTACGAAGCATACATTGTTTACAACCAGACTGGTTACGCATTACGTTGGAAGGTCTTGCTTTCCATTCTTTACTACATTTATTACAACGATGAACAGAGGATTTTCGATCAAAGTGTATAAGTGAAATAGACTTAGTTTTTAAATATTTTTCGTAGTCTTTCTGTTGCAAGTAAGTGGCCACTTGAATACCTTTCGGTGTTAGTGTTGGCCACTTACTTTACAGATTTTTCATTTAGTTTAGGCTCACAGGTCAAAGGCCGCATCATAATAAAAGGTCACAGGGATAATTACAGGTGCAGAGTTTGAGCCATCAACACCAGTTTCTTGTAAAGACTGTGGAAAGAAACCTTCCATACGAATAGTGCGAATTACCAGACCAGCATCATCATACAAAAGTAAATCAGCAATTGTTGCGTATTGCGATTTGTATCTACCTGTATTCTGTCGAGCATTTCTTGCATACTCAATCCAGTTTTTAATACCGAAGCGAGTAGACATATCTCGCGTTTCTAAATACTGAGCAGATAAAGTGTGTGTCCAAGTCTGACGGCCGGCGTACTTTAATTCTACGCCGTGGAGAAACACGGATACGTCTTCAACAGACGTACCCGGAATTTCCGTAGACTGACATTTAATTTTCAAGGCGCGTGTGTCACCACCGCCCGGAACGTTAGCAATAATTAAGTCAAAGTTATAAGAAAGAAGCGGATCAGGTAAAGACCTTGCATCTGAATAACTAGAACGTGCCATATTAATTTACTCCTATTAAACGCCGGACGCTGCGACTTCTGCAAGCGACACGCCTTGTTTTGTAACGATAAGACGAACACGAATTCTTTGAATTGGTAGCGTAGGAATAATGTAAATATCCACGTTAAGCTGACCGTTACCTGTTACAATTGGCGGGTTATTACTTTCGTCAATTACAACAAGGTAATCTTGAATTGCACGCTCGTCTCTAACAATATCAAGGAATTCAGAAATCAGATTAGAAATCTGTCGGCGCGTAATATCATCATTAGGTTCAAACAGGGAGAAATCAAGCGCGTTTTCTACCGTAGGTTTAATTAAGTTAAGAGTGTATCTAACATTCAAGAAAGACAACGCGGACATTTGAGATTCAAGTGTGAAAGCTTCCATAATCGCAATACCACGACCGGGGAAGTTTCTCACGTAGTTAACTTTAGCACTTGCAATTAAATCTCTACCTTCCTGATTATATTCATAACGCAAAGCTTGAACGTCATCAAGAATACCACGGTTAAGACCGGCAGGTGCTCTTAAACCACTTGCTGCACCAACACCTGCTGCGTGACCACTAGGAGGAACAAAAATAAGTCTTCCGTTAAATTCATCTTGAATCTGCAAGTCAGGTGTGTAAAGAGCAGAGTAAGTAGTATTAAGATTAAGAACTTCATTTCTGTAAACGACAACATCTTGTTCTTTTTGATAAATAGTGGGAACGTCGAGATAAGCAGTACAGTCACCACGTCTTGTACAAATGCTATTCATTTTTTGTTGAACGGAAACTACAGAAACACCACCGTTAATTAAATGACGTACTGTAATTTTTTCTTTATCCGCAAATAAATCCCAACCTAAAGAAATATCATTTGCAGTAGGAGACGTACCGTCAATGCCATCTACCAAAGACGTTCTAGCTACTGGATAAACTACGGCAGTAGCAAAGTCTTGATTCTTAACCACTCTCAATTTTCTTGAGAACGCATTTATTTTAGTTTCAATTTCAAGCTGTTGATTAAAGCCATCAACTTTAAAATTAAGAGATACTTCAAAACTTTCTACTGGACTGGTTACACTAATCTCAGAGTCAAAAATATTAATAGTAAATACATCAGTAGTCGGGGAGGTTAATTGATAAGCGCCGTCTGGGGTCAAAGAACCGTCAATAATATAAGAAATATCAGCGCTACCTGAAGGTTGAACAATAGTCGCAATAAATTCAGGATCAACTACAGGTGAAGGTGCAGCCGTACCTAAATAAACTTTATAAGAAATCGCATTAGCTACTTTAGGGAAAGTCACTGTAATAGTATTTTCAGTTCCTGCTAAAGTAACATTAGCGAACTCAGGTGCCATTTCGCCTAAAGGAGTTACTGCGGCAATACCTACACGATAAGTCGCCAGTAAAGTTAAAGTGCCGCCAGTTGTAGTTGATGCTACAGGAACAGGCGTCGGAGAAATTGCGTTATCTGAATTAATTGAATAGCTAATATTTGTACCGTAAGAACCGGGGCCTATGGAGTAAGAATAAAATTGATCTAACGGAGAAAACTCCATAGTACTAGGAGTAGGACTAGCGGTGCCGTTTGCAGTTCTGTAATAAACATCAAAGTCTTCTGCTTGTTGTGCTGCATTAAAAGTTAAAATACCAGTGGCAATATCAATTTGAACTTCGCCCGCAGCAGGAACAGCAGGCGAAGCAACAACAGTTAATTCACCAGTGGTTTCAGTAATTACTTGAACACTAGAGAGTGTTAAAGGTAATTCCGCAGCAATCGTAGGAATTGTTGCTGTGTAGGGGCCGGGAGTTGCAGGCACAGTTGAAGAATATTTTTTACGGGGAGAATAGGTTTCTGAGTTAGAACCCACAGTCGTGCGCGTGAGTGCGCCCGCGTAAGAGTGGGAATTATCAGAATTAAGAACACGTACCCCGTACATTTGCGAAGACCTACGTAAAAAAGCAAAGCCGCAATAAGTAGTAGGCCACGTTACTAGTTCTGGACTTGGTGAACCTGTTTCGTCTACGAAGTTTTTTGTTGAAGTAAAAAGAACAGGAACATTAGGTTCGCCACGTAAAAATTCACCGACAATTGCACCAACTGCCGTTGTTACCGGATTAATTTCTTGAGATAAATTAACTTCCTCAAAATAAGTACCGGCAGATGCGTTCTGTAGAAGAGACATTATTTATACCTCACTTTTTCTTTGAGTCGTTAGCCGGAGTTTCTTCTTTAACTTCGAGCTGTTCTTTTATTACCACGACAGGTTGTTCTTTTTCCTTAATTATTTTTAAGTCCTTATACTGAGACAACGTTTCATTACTAATGAAAAAACCTTCAGGTAATACAATTTTACCTTTAGGTTTAATTGGTAAATCATTTTTCTCTTTCGTTTCCTTATTTTTGATACCAACGGTAATCAAAAACGGATACGGGCTTTTCACAACTGTTGCCATTTTTGTATCCTCTTATGTTAAACACTAGCCTACTGGCTTGACATTAAATTAGTATAAAAGATACTAAAATATAATACTTTTATTAGACAACTAAACTATCTTGTGCTGAGAGTCTTGTTAATGTTACGCTTGCAGAGTCAGTGTTAGTATTAGTTACAGTTACATTATTCAAACCAGAAGTTAATGCTAATAGACTCATTTCTGGAAAAGCTACGCCACTAGCGTCGTCTGGTATATCACCTTGAACAACTACAGGCAAGTTTGAATAAAGTACAAAGCTGACACAATTAGGTAAATTAGGAATTGCAAAGGACTGCCCAGTGGTCAACGTAAAAGACTGTTGATCTATTATTCCATTTAATTCAGTTTTAGATGTTCTTACTCCAAATATATTTCTACGAATTCTTTCATCTGCTGAATAAAGTTTTAAATCAAATACTATTCCACGTTCCATTTTTTATTCCTCTATTGGTCTTCGGGGAACGTTATTAGTTCGCCTAAAGCGGGGTCAGTTGCTTCATCGCCTATTATTGTTCTCAAATTTATTTGAGTAATTATCGGAACTTGAGGCAATTCGCTTATCGGAATATCTGTACTCATATACCCGTTTACGATTAAAGTTGACTCTATTTCATAAACGTTGATGGCTTCTGGAGAGTTGTCTTTCTGTGGAACTGTTATTGTAGAGTCGCAAGCTACGGTTGTTGGAAAAGAAAAGCCACAGAAGTTAACATTCATATTTAATTTTTTAGTGACTGATGCAAATAACCAACGATTAAAATACTTCGAGGCGAACTTATAATCGTCGGTAATACAGGTAACTTCCATGTTGTATTTAACCGGAATAACTTCTAGCTTAGAAACGAAACTATTAGCGTCTGCGGTTCCATTAGCATAAACCCCACTACGCAATAAAGACTTAACATTATATCCTGTGCTGTCTACTTCAAAAGTTCCCGGCTTAAATACAATTATTGGCAAGTCTACGCCTCTGTCTCTTTTCAATTTCAACTTAAAAAAGTCATTAATTAAAGGCCACCTATCATTGGATACAATCATTAAAGGAGTATATTTAATGTCGAATACTTTTTGCATTCTACGTGCAAGGCCACGCAGAGTTATCTGTTCAATAGTTATATTTTGATCTTGTTCTTCCATGTAAGCGGTTAAATCATTTAAAGATTGTTCTTTGTCTAGGCTCATAGCTAAACTCCAACTATATAGAATAAAATTAGCCTTAAAACAAAAATAAAAAAGCCCCAATTAAGGGGCTTTTATTACTGCTTAATTACTTCTTTTTACTTTTGTCTTTCGACAAACGAGCAAGATTAGCGTCACGACGTTCCATGCGACGTTTAATTTTCGCAGTTTCTTCGTCTTCTTCTTCATCTTCTTCCATTTCTTCTTCAGATTCTTCTTCAGCCGCTACTACACGACGGCTACGGCCTTTACGTTTGGAAATAGAAGCAAGAGCGCGAGCTAATTTAGCCTCTTCGGAAATTTCTTCTTCCTCAGATTCTTCTTCCATTTCTTCTTCGTCTGCTTCTGCAATTTCAAAAGCCGCTTCTTCTTCCTTCATTGCGTCTTCGTTTTCTTCTTCAAGCATTTCAATTTCGTCATCGAAGTCTTCTTCGTCAACAGCAGCTTTCAATGCTTGTGCAGCTTTTTCAATCTCACCTTCTTTAAAAGTAAGAGCCGCAACCATAAGGCGGTCTAGCGTCTTGGAATATCTTTTAAGAGCCATTTGTAATTACCTCTCTGTGTGAATTTATTTATAGGCAGTTAGCTAAATTAAATAGCAACAAATTAATGCTGTCCTGCCTTAAAATAAATTACTGACGGTTGCCGCGAGCTACTGAACGAGCGTTTGCAATGGTCATGGACATAAGTTCACTGAAGAACCAACCACGACCCGGCATTTTCTCATGAGTACCATCAATCGGCTGAGAAGTAATACCACCACGATCAGTATAAATACCATGGTTAACAGAATCGCCAACAATAGTAATATCGCCCTGATTAAATACGCGGTGTTGCGGGTGACGGAAACCATCAGTGTACATGGTCAAACCAAAAATCGTACCCAGATGACCAGTCAACAGCAGTTCGTGTTTAGAAACAGGATCAATTACACCAGAGAAAGATTGTTCGCCAATAATATCATTCCAGATATCAGAAGCAATTAAACAATTAGATGCAGGAATATTCCAACGGTTAACCAGAGTACGCATTGCAGCAAGAGTGGTCGGGTTTAATTGACCAGCAATGTTAGTAAACGGGTTAGAAACGTTGATAGTACCAGTAGCAAGACGATACCAAACGCGATCTTCCTGAACCATAATACCTTCCAGAGCTTCAATATATTTCTGCTCAAGAATATCAGTATTACTTTGTTCAATCAGACGCTGCTCAATAAACGGACGAGCAGTAATATAAAATTCCGGCGGAGTATAAATGTTATCACGAACAATCTGCGACTGCGTTTGTGAAACAGAAGATGCAGAAAGTGCCAGAACGTTTTTCATGCGCATTTGGAAATTAGGGAAAGTACCTTTTTGCACATCTTGACGCGCCATAATACGACGCATAAAACCTTCGCGCTTACCGGCAATATAAAGTTCGTCTGCCAAAGTTGCACCAAGTTCAGCGTGAGCTTCCGGTGAAGCAAAAGCAGCTTCAACCAATTCACGACGCTTAGAAGCAAGCACTTCTTTTTCAGCAGCAGCTTGTTCAGTCAATACACCGTGAGTAGAAGCAGCTTCCATTAAACCTGCAATTTGTTGCAGCAGGTCTTTTTTACTGTAAGCGTTCAGTTCACCGTTCTGACCAATAGCAGTAGAACCGTTTAATTTCAGTTCGGCAGCAAGAACCGGGCGTTTAAAGTTAGACATTTTAATTTCTCCTATTTATCAATTAATACTTAACGCCAAGAACAGCGTTAGAACCCGAACCCATAATACCGAAGCCAGTAGTCGGAACGTAAGTAATTACGGCATCCGGTACAACTACAGCACTATCCGCAACAGCAGCAGCAGCAGTGGCATAAGCAGTAAACAAACCGTTTTTAACTGCTACAGTCCAGCCACTAGAAGCAGCAGTAGACCAATCAATAGTAGTTGCAAATTCAGAAGTATAAATTTCGCCTTTGGTAATTACACCAGACGAATTAAGAACAAAAGAAGAAGTGCCCCCCGGAGTAATGTTACCCTGAACAGTTAATTCTTCTACAGTGGTCGGAGTGTAGCGATAAGAAACCGTTACAGTCTCGCCGTTTTGCGCAGCATTAAAAGTCAAAGTACCATTAATCAGGTTAACTTGAACTTCGCCAGCAGCCGGAGCAACACCAACAACAGTCAGAGCACCAGTAGTCGAACCCACTGCGCGAACCGTGCCAGAATAAAGATTGGCGCGTGACAGTGAAGACGGATTAGCAGAGTCTGCAATTACTTGCTCATAGTACGGGAAAGCAATCGGAGTAATTTGTTGTGAAAAAGAAACACCAACAAATTTATCAGTGGCAGTAGCAACAGCCGGTTTAACAGTAAATTGACCAGAAGAATAATCCGATACAAGCGGCTGACCTTCAGCAGTTACCATGGCGCTTGCAAGAACCGGATATTCAAAAGACTCAGTTACTCGGGTTTTGTCGAAAATTAACATTTTTTGTTTCTCCTATATTTAAAATAACTTACCACCAGTAAGCTTACGGATTTCGTGAACGCCCGCAGTTACCGGAGTGGGGGTTTTAACCGGAACTTGACTAGAAGGTTTTCTGCGAATACCAGAAGTTTCAATGCGTTTTTCCAAGCTTGCATCTTCTTCTGACATTTCACTGCTTTCTTCTTCGTCATCACCAGAGTAAGCCGCTGCGCCAACAGCCTCAGCGAGTTGATTTCTGACTTCTGCATTTTTATTCATTAAATCTTCAGCAAGTTCAAAAAGCACTTGATGATGTTTATCCGAAAAAGTAGCAAATACACGATCAAGCATCTTAGTCGGATTTTTAAAGTTTAGTGCAGAAAGTTCAGTTGCCAAGGCTTCGCGAATTAAATTCGTTCTGCCACGGAAAAACTTTTTATTCAAACCAGCCGCTGCAATTTGAAGAGAGTGACGATAATTATCACGCACGTCCTTAACTGCGAGAGCTAATTCTTTTTCTTTGGCTTCTACTAAAACGCTTGCCCGTTCTTCAACCAAACGAGGAACAGGTACTTTTACGGAAAGGATATTAAAGTTATAATGAGCTAGTGCTTTTTCTGCACCAATTTGTTTAGCAGTGTGTTGAATTGCACTTGCAAAAGTTTCGCTATTGAAAATAGGAGCATTTTCGCCAGCATTACTTTTATCCAGAGTAGCTACTTGAACGTCACCTACAAAAGCCACAATTTTCTGGCCTACGCGGGTTAATTCCAGATCACCACTTGCTTGTGCAATTAGTTTAATACAAGCTTCGTCTACATTATCCATTTCAGAGTCTTCAGAATAAGCGTCATCTTCCTTTTCTTCGTCGTCAGCTTCTGCTTTTTCCGCAGCAGCTTTCTTGGAAGCCTTTTCTTCCTTTTCTTCTTCGCATTCTTCGTCGCACTCTTCTTCCTTTAATTCTTTAGAAGCGGTAATTTCGTCTTCTTCTTCGTCCAATTCTTCTTCGGCCTCAAAATCAGAGTCCTCAGATTCTGCAATTTCTTTTTTAGACTTGGACTTAGATTTAGTAGAAGACTCTTCTACTTCTTCTTTTACATCATCCTCAGTAATTTCGTCTTCCTCAGATTCTTCATCTTTAGCAGCAGAAATTAAATCAGTAGGATATTCAATGTCAGTACCACAAGTTACACAGTGCATTTTACCGGCAAGTGCTAAAGCAACATCATCATGCACAATATTATGAGTGCCACAGGCGCTACATAATACGGCAGACATTTCTTCATCGCTTTCCGGCAGTTCGGTATCAACCTCTACTTCTTCAATTTCAACATCGTCAGAACCACAGGTCACACAAAAAGGTTGCGCATTAGCAGTTACAAAGTGCGTACCGCAATCAGTGCAATTAAATGAGGATAATTCCTCGCCTTTTTGAATTTCCAAGTCTTCAGAAGCTAAAACGAAGAGAGGCCCCTTTTTAGCAAGCTCTGTGAGCTTGGCAAGAACAGCCTTACGCTTCATTTTATTTCTCCCATGTGTAGGGTTTAACTGCTTTTATTAAAGCCATAATGAAATTGGTTCATACATTTCCCTGAAACATAATTTGATTTTCTGGGTAATTAATTAAATAAATACTAAATATAATTAAAAGAATTAAGTCTATTTATTAAATGTATTAAATATAATTAAAAGGATTTAATAAATAGATAGTAAGAAGACATGTCCAGATTTTCATTTCCACTGTGGAACTAGATAACCAAATAAAGAACTAAAAAAGAAAAACTAAAATAATAATTATGAAATAAGAATAGTTGTCGAACGAAGTGAAGACAACTACCAAAGAAAGTTAAAAGTACAACAACCTTTGACCATCTAATGTTGACTAGCGTACTACGTCCGCTAGTCAAGAAATACTACGTATACTAAAAGTAAATATTACTATTTAAATATCCAACTCTAGCGTCCGTCCAACTTAGGAGTCCAACTGTCCCAGTTATATATAATCTATCATCACCCGGTTAGTTGGATGCTTTTGCGAAATTTGGTTAGTTGGACGTTTTTCTGTAAAGTACCTTTGAAGATTAAGCGAAACATTTAGCTATTGTTTAGGTGACTTATGGCGACAAAAACCAAGACATTTGTTATTAGTAAAATAAAAAAGAATCATATCTATTTAAAATATGACAACGAGCCTGACTCGATGCGTTATGTGCTAAGAGCGCCTCATTTAAATACTAACGTAGCAGACCTAAATTATATATCAGTGCTGCCGGGTTCTGGAAAAACGCACTGGGCTATTAATAGGATTTTAAATAACGATGCTTCTACAGGTTTTATTACACTTTATGTAGCACCGACTGTTAAGTTATTGAGAGAGGTACACAAGAATCTACTAGAGAAAATTGAAAAGCATAAAAGACAGGTTAAACTTATATGCTCAGAAGATAGTGTGTCTTCCGTTTTATTATCTAATCAATTTAAAAACAAACTCGCCAACGCAAAAGAAGGTGACGTATTTTTAATTACACATGCCTTATACTCAAACCTGTCAGAGTTCCCTTACGGAATAAAACAAAAGATATGTTTGTTGTTTGATGAAGCATCTGAATTTTCTATTCAGCACACAGGACTTAAACTAGACTACGATACTGCTTTGTATTTTCGAGATAATGTAAACGCAGAACTTTACTTGAAGTCACCTGACGCTTATGAATCTTTAAAAACTAAAAAAGCAGGGTACAAAGTTCCTGCTGATATATTCTTTGACTATAGAAAAATGTATGTGCCTAAATGGTCAAGAAAAAGAAAATATCACGACACTCCAAACTTTAATTCAAAGAATACCAACACAGAAGTAAACAGTTTAATTAAGAGAATGAAAGATAATAGATTCTCGGTATACGCAATAGAACAAAGTTCCAGATTCAGTTTCTTTAACTTTATGTCACCTGACTTTGCTTTTAGTGGAATAAATGAAGTATTCCTTATGTCTGCTTTTTTTGAGCTTAGTGAACTATTCCATATCCTGTCAAAAAACTATCATCTAATAGATCGTTCTGCGGAAGTAGAACCTGAGCGTATAGAAGAAATTAGACAAAACTACAAGAGGCTAAGGTTAGTACCTGTTACTTCCTCTAACCGATTGTTAAGTTCATTTCTCTTAAAAAAATGTTTGTCTTTCTCAGAGACTCTTCCACAAAAAGCAATCGACAAAGCAGAAGCACAACTAAATGAAATTTTAAAAATATATAAAGAAGCCTTAGAAGGTCAAAATGAAAACAACGCTTTGCTTGCAGACCTTCAGAACGAAGCTGACTTTAATATAAAACAAAAAGACTACGTTAAATATGTTTTGCCTTTCCTAAGCAAAAGAGTTGACCCTACTGATTTAAAATACCCTATCTTTAAAATACTAGAAAGAGGCTTGATGATAACAAATAAAATAAAAACAGAAACTAAACCTCTTCTAGTTGTTAATAATTTCCAAACAAGATTTGTAACAGAAGAAGTACACAATAAAGCAGAACTTATTTCCGTAAAAAGTCACGGTCTAAATGTGTATTCAGATAAAAAGGTATTGATGTTTTTTGCAGCGTTAAATCCATCACCTGCTATTAAACGTTTCTATTCAGAATACATTCCTAACTTTTCCATACCTAAACAATGGATCGCCGCTAATGCTCTGCAAGCAGTCGCTAGGACTTCCCTTCGTTTGCCTGAAAACAAAGATAAGATATATCTTATTCTGTACTCAGAGAAAACAGCAAAACTTATTCAAGAAACACTACAGCCTTACTTAAAATACAAACCGAAAATAAAATACGATAAAGAAGTTTATTATTCCCCACGCTACATTGTTCCTTCTTGGAATAGTAGGTTCATTATAACTGATTCTACGCAACAACAAGAGTCGAAGAAAAAAACATGTAATCAAAAATCTTATTTAAGTTTAGGAGAACTAAAAGTAACTACTGAAAAACTATTTAGACAGCACGTATCTTACAATGAACTATTTAAGCAACATGACGCACTTCGCATTAAAATAAAAAGGTGTAAAGACAAATCAGTTTTGGAAAAACTACTAGAAGAAAAAACTAAACTGGAAATACAGAAAGCAAAAGAGAAACAACTTCTAGCAGAGCGGCACGGTTATGATTACACACCAAATGACAGGACTCTAAAGCTACTTGGACTTAAATAGTAATTAAACTCTATTTAGGGTAATTTAATATAAATAATCTGAGGGCTTAATTATGAGTGACATTATTCTTTTTATAATTACTGTAGGTCTTACTTTGTGGATACTAGCAAGTACCCTTACTTACTATAATTTATTTGTAAAAGGTGGCTTCCATAAAGAATCACCTACAGCAGAAAGAATAGGTGTGTTTTTAATAATAATGTTTACATGGTACGCTATACGTGCCTTTATAGTTATAATGGAAATATTTAAAAAAGGAGACGAAGTAGAAAAGATGTTCGTTAAATCTGTAAATAAGGAAAAGAAATGAAATACTTACAGCGGGTTTATAACTGTATATGGGACAGGCGCTGGGAAGAACTTGATACACTAATTAAAGACATAGTAAAAAGAAAAATAGTTCTGGAAACAAACGAAAGGCTAAAAATTGAAGACCTTTTGAAAATATACGACCACCGCTACTATGACATGTTAATTTACTTCGGAAGGAAACTGTAAGGATTGATAACGTGTATAACTTCTTTGAAAATAAATATGCAGACTACGTGGACTTGGGAGTTTTTCCAAAAGCTTCGGTTCATGTAAGAAAACTAATTCTCGACCATTTAATAGAAACTTGTCGTGCTAAATATGATAGCTCTAAACGCAGTTATCACGACTGGCAACATATTGTTGAGTGTTTTGATGTTTTAGAAGACTGTGAACTTGTACTCTTGAGAGACGATGATATCTGTAAGTCTGAAATTCTAATTGCTGCCCTTGCTTTGCTTTGGCACGACTATACTTACGAACTCGGAAGTTATCACAGTGAAAAACTATCCGCTGATAATTTTAGAAACTATTTTGTAGAACACTTTGATTTAACTTATGAAAACGAAGTGCTCGAAAAAGTGTACCAAGAAATTGTAAAAACAAAATATGATTTCTCTAACTTAAAACTGAAAACATTAACCCAATGCGTAGACTTTATGCGTATGACAGAAGTTAGTAAATCCGCAGCAATAAAATATACTAATCAGGTTTATCATGAATTTTCTCAAGTAGTAGATAGATTAGAATTTTTGAAAGGTAGACTAGACTGGTTAAACTCAATGAAGGGTGCTGAACCTTTTGAGCATTGGTACTTCAAAGAATATAACGAGTCCTTTAAACAAAGAGTGACTATTGAAATAGAAGCGACTGAAGAACTTATCGAAAAAGAAACGATTATTAAAATCGACGCTAACTTTACCAAAGCCCTACAGGATAAAGTTAGCAAGGGAGAAGTTTTTATTCTATCGGGTGAACATACCTTTAAAGTAACTAAGGCGTATTTGAGTAACGGCCTGCTTATTATTAAGGATTAGAAAAGGGGGCTTAATTGCCCCTTTCTTTTTTGGAGACAAAAATGATTACTAAAACAAAGTATCTTTATATAGCATCTAGTAGAAAAGCAAAGGACACAGACCGTGTTGTAAACTTAGACACGGCGAATAACCAAACTCCTATTGTTATTACTAAAACCCGAGATACCGGCTACACTATTTTAGACACAGCCACCGATAGAATTTATTTAGCAAAAGAAATTCATATAGTGTCTACCTGTAAAATGGTGTGCGTGAATAACACTTATTATTCTGTAATTGGTAAAATGAAATTTCTGCTTAACCCAAATAAAGGAAAAGGCTTTTCTCCCGGTATCCTGAAAATAAAGACTGTTATTAAAACCAAGAAAAAAGAAAAAGAAGTAATTGAAGAAAAGGCCAGTGCAGCAGGCTTTGTCTATATAGTCACAGGACGTTAATTATGCCCAGTAAAAAAGACAGACTTAAAGATAAATTAATTGTTTATGGTGAAACCTTTTTAGACCCTGAATTAAATAAATCAGAGAATACTAAAAAATATCCTGTGGTAATTACTAAATTGCGCGGGCGCGGGTATGCAATTACAGATACGGCTAGAGATATTTATTCTGTGTGTTCCGGCTTAAAGCTAAAAAAGGCGGCTGTTTTTATACCCGGCAAAAACAAGTGGTATAAAGGCCGCCTTAATTTCGACCATTTGCCGGATTCTGGGCCTACTATATATAGACAGGATGGCACCCCCCGCCTAACTGAGCGTTTCGGCCTATTAACCCTGACCTATAAAAAGGCAGGCATTAAAAAAAGCCGGGAAATACCCCTAAAAACAGGGGATACCCTATTACTGGTCATTTTTTGACCACCTTATAGACAGGGGGTTGACAGGGTATCCATACCCCTTTAAACTGACGTTGCGGGGAGACTGCCGGGGAGCCTGTGGCCCGGAACCGTGACCCAAGGAAAACCCCTACCTTATATAGGAGCGCCGACGATGGCCCTTACCGTTACCGACAAGAAGCTGGCAAGGCTTGCATCCACTATTGCGGATTACATGGACTGTAGAAAAATTCAGTGTATGTGGCTTGAAGAAAATCCTGAAAAAATGTTTCCTAAAGAAGAGTTGAAAAATAAGTTTGCGCAGCTTATGAGAGACAATCATGAAGCTGTTGTAGCCTTCTGGAAAGACAGTGTATTCATCGCATTCCCTAAAATGTACTACACACATTCAAAAAAGGTATCAGAAATAGAACAGTGGTTTGAAGAACAAACTTTCTAAGTTTTCAACTAGAGCAACTTACGGGTTGCTCACTGATGAAAATTCCTTTCGGAGAAATAAAATGATTAAGCAAATTATTAACGACTACAAAAACCTTGATAGCACTGCAAAGGAAATGGTTAATGTATCAAGTGCTTTCGGTATTGCCCTTGTCGTTGGTATTATTCTTGATGTACTAACTAAAATTTAAGGAATAAAAATGTCTACTGTATTCACAAACGGAAAAGTATCCATAACGAAGTGTATTGTTTTTGGCTTGTCTGTTTTGTCAGAAGACGGAAACTGGTATCCGTTAGACCAGTTAGACAAGGAAGACTTTCTTATGGTGGACGGCCTAATTGACAATAACCCGACCTTTCCATGGAAATCTGAACTTCAAACAATCAGAAAAACTTTTTTGGAGAACTGAAATGAAACTTACAAAAAAGGAAGCTGAAAAAGAATTTCGTGAGATTTGGAAATCTGTTATTAAACACAAACCCCACTTAAAAGGGGATACGATAGCAAAACGTTAAAGGATTTTAATCTGAGGTTATACGTTAAAAAATTTTATTCACGTGAGGATTTTAAAATGAGCAAGCAATATTTCGCAGCAATCGCACAGCAAGATGCAGCTTTGAATATCAAAATGCGTATTGGAAAAAACTGGCCGAACTACGCAAAAAAAGTTTACCGGGAAAGTTATTTGAATGTGTCTCTGCGCAACGTAAAGAAAATTAAGGTAGACACTCCTAAAACTCGGGGCGAACATAAAGAAACTGTTTTGTCTTATTCTGTTAAATGCCTCGGATACAAAACTCTGAAAGCAGGTCTTCGTTTTATTAAGGCAGACGATAGAATGAAAGACAACCGTTTTCTTTTGAAGCATCTGCGAGACTCTGACTTCCTCACAGATGACCTGAAAGGAAAACTGAAGGTGTTGCGTCACGAAGCTTGCACAGAAGTTTATTTGAAGTCTTGCAATCAGTTAATCCTGACTCTCGACTTGCCTAATGAACTAACGCACGAAGAAAACTCGAAAAGGTTTTTGTCAGCTAACCAAAAATAAAGGACTACTGAAATGAGTGTAAAAAAGAAGGGTGATATTGTTCGAGTGTCTTCAACAGATGCCAAAGGAAAAAAGAAAGTATCTTATTTCAAAATCATGGAGCAAGAATATAAAAAGTCTATCACTATTGCTATCTGGGAAGTTGATAAAGAAGGTAATACGCTGAAAGACTATCCTCTGGTGGCTTTTGGTGCCGCAAAAGCAAAAGTTATTTCAGCATTCATTGAAGAAATTTCTGCATTTGCAAATAAATAAAATAAGTACAAAAAGGAATTAGTACAAGGACGTTTTAACCCCAACACTGAAAGGAAATTTATATGCTGATTATTAATTACTTAATTGCAATGTTCCGTGACCTTTTCTGCAAGCCCAAAGAAACCTATTTGTTTATTGATATGCACGGCCCTGCATTTTCTTCCGGGCTTGGAACAAAGCCGTGGATTGATCTTGCTCTGTTGTCTCATGACTTACCTGATTTAAATATTGTTTTAATTGGCAGTTACCTTCAGGACTATTACCTTCTTGAAAATAATATAAGGCTAGATGAAAAAGGGCCTTATATTATTTCAAAAGGTCTTCGGGTAGACGTACCTCATGATTTTTACGCACTGTACTGTAATTATGCAAAACATGGAATTAAAGTAAAAGGAGTAATTGAGCGCTATTTTAATGGTCAGGCGATGGCCGCATGTATAGGGCATTTCATTGAAAAGAATGCCATAGATAAGAGCATAGCAATAATGTCCCCTGAGTTTAAAGCCAATTCTTTTTATTTTACGGATATAACTGACACCTGTATTTTCATTACATGGTTTGCTGGTGTACATATCGACTTAATTTACGACATTATTAATAAGGGGGTTTTATCGAAATAAATAAATCTGTAAAGTAATTCGCAAACCGTCAATTAGGGATTTTAGCAATTTACCTTAATTGATTAATTTAAATTGCTAACTTGCAAGTTACACCCAAACCTTTATATTTCTGGAGATATACAAATGGCAACTGTTAAAAAAACCGGCGCTGTAGTTTCCCGTGGTCGTGGCCGTCCTGCTAAAACCGAAGCTAAAAAGCGTGGACGCCCTGCTAAAGCAGAAACTACCAAGACCAAAAAGACGACTGCTAAAGCAGCACCAGCAAAACGTGGACGCCCTGCTAAAGCAGAAAAAGCCGCTCCGGCAAAACGTGGACGCCCTGCTGCCGCAAGTAAAAAAGAAAAAGCAGCACCAGCAAAACGCGGTCGCCCTGCTAAAGCCGCAGCTCCGAAAGCAAAAGCTAAAGCATCACCTGCAAAACGTGGCCGTCCGGCTAAAGCAGAAAAAGCAGCACCAGCAAAACGTGGTGCAAAAACTAACTCAACTGTTGGGGAGTCTATGAGCGTTTCTTTCGCCGGTATTAAAAATGTTGAAGTAAAGGGTAAGAAAGTAATTATTACCTTTGCTGATGGTTCGACAAAAACTATTTCTGGCGTTGTAGAATTTACTGTTAAAGCAGGTTCTGACTTTTCAGTAGAGTCCGACGAGGCTTCGGAAGAAGAAGAATCGGAAGAAGGTTCTGAGGAAGAGTCTGAGGAAGAATCGGAAGAAGGTTCTGAGGAAGAGTCTGAGGAAGAATCGGAAGAAGGTTCTGAGGAAGAGTCTGAGGAAGAATCGGAAGAA